CTTCATTTCTTCTACGTTTTTCCATTTGTTCGCCTAAGCGTCGTTGCATATCTTGCATGACTATGAGGGCCTGAGCATGCTTTTCCGGATCGTGCAGCATGCGATTGATGGCCCTAACCTGTTGTGGGGTTACTTTATCTGTCATTCTTTTTTCTGTTTTTACGGTCTTGATCCTGGTAGTAGGCATAGAGATACATCATCACCAGCCCGAAGATGGAAACACCCAGGAGTATGACCTGAATAATGAGTTGTTTCATACGCTATGCTTCTTTTAACCATTTACACATGGCTACACAGTTGCCTTTGGTGTGTTCGCAGTTGTCGTTGTAGATGCTGAAACCGAGTCTGCGATACCAGTCAATAAGGAATGTCCCTTTGCTGGCATCGAGATAGATGCTACCCAAGTCCAACTTGCGGGCAAAGGCTTCCACCTCTTTCATCAGAGCGGTACCAATGCCCTGTTGTCTGTCGGTCTCGAATACCATGAGCGAATTGATATATCCGGCGCGTGGGTTTTCATCATCGAGTGACAGTGTGACCATCGCCCTGCCGTCCGATGCAATGAAGGTATAGCTCTTTCCCCACCACCAAAGATTTTCGTGTAGTACTATTGCTTTCATTCGTCCGATTTGTGAGATTCGTGTTCAAGTTCTTTCTTGTGCCTGGCTTTAATTTCCTCGCGGGCTTCAAATTCGATGTCGGTGGTGTCATCGAGTTTGATGTTACCCAGCCCCTTTTGGCTGGCGAGGTTCATCAGTTTTGTAAAGCGTAGCACGTATTCATCGGACAGAAATATTCCGATGCTTCTCAGGGCCACATCCCATAGGACTTCTTTGCCCTCCAAACTTCCTTTTGTATATTCCATAAATTTATGAATTAATGAATTTCCAATGTTTGATTGTCGTTGATGACCTTCAGGCGAGAGAAACGAAAGAGGTCTTGACCGCCTGCGAATACTTTGTTGAGCCATTCCTGGAAATAGCTTCGCATAATTTCCATCGTGTCATTGGTACTAACCTCTTCGCTTTGCGGGTAGGTCATTTCCACCTCTATCGTCAGCTTTTTACAGGGCTTCGGATAATTCAGGATTTCGTGCTTGAAACGTTCCATGTTTTCGAAAGATGGTTTAAAGTTGGGATAGATGATACGGTCTGTTAGATCTACCTTTGGTCGCTTTGGCGCATCCTCTACTTCACCCACCTTTTGCAATATCTGGAAGTATTGTTCGAAGGGGATTGTCTTAAAGCCTAAATCATCTTTCGGGTATTTCTCCACAAACTTGCTGTCGTAGAAATATACTACCGATGGTACGGGTCTGCCTGCCATGCTGCATATCACATGGCATTCGTATCGTATGTACTGATGTTTCTTGCGGTTTTCAAATGTTTCAGGGAAATACGTGTTATCGTAGCATTCCCTCATTTCGAAGTTATATATCGTACCGGCTAAGAACTCAGCCCCGTCGATGTTTAAGTTTTGTATGCACCTTGCTTTCATATATTTTATGAATTACTTAATTTCTGAAATGACTTCGCGACGCTGCACAAAGTAGGCTTCGACGCTGATGAGTTTACCCTTCTTATCACGCAGATGGTTGCGGAAACGAATCTCTGTGCCGTCCATCATCAACTGCATGTTACGGACAGACGATGTGTATAGTCGCCATTCTGCTTCGAGATAGAGCCATTCTTCGCCTCTGGTGCTCCGTAGTTGTGGAATGGAGTTGAGAACCTTCACGCCTATCTCTCGCGCTCCCTGATAATAGGAGGCATACATGGCCAGTCGTTGCACATTGATTTTGATGTCGTGCTCTACGGCAAACAATTTCGCCCGTTCGTCCTCGCGAGCTTCTAAGATCTGACGGGCCTGTTCGATGATTCTATCCTCTTGCTTGGTGTTCATTTTACTTTCTCTAAGTTGTTTTCTTTGATGTAATAGGCAACGCGCTCGGCTGCTTCTCTTGATAGTTGCTCGCGGTCGTAGTGGATGCCTTCGAAAATACGATGGCCATGGTAGTCCTCAATACGAAAGTGCATACCGTGCTCCGTCATCTTCATCGACTCGTTCCAATGGTATTTACGAATGGCACGCTGACAGAATCCAAAGCATTTGTCGGCTGGCATGTCGGCCTCTTGTTTGGCATAGAAGTACCCTGCACACCAAGCTACCTTGATTTCTTCCTGGCAGTTAATCAATAGCTTCCAGTCTTTGTGGCTGAAGTAGTGTAGCAAGTGGCGAAATCGCTTCAAGCTGTACCGTTCCGTAGCACTCTTAGCTCTGAGTGATAATTTATATTTTCCGTTACGTGGCATGATGTTATTTTTCAGGTGTTGGCATAAGTTCTACCAGGTAAATCAGATCTTCGAGGTACGACCACTTTTCGACTTTTTGGAAATCCATATCATAGCAGCCGCCAGTGAGGTTGACCTTCAGTGTTTTTTGTTTCTCATCCCATACACCAATCAGGGTGTCATCGGTAGTGAGGATCAGAATCTTTTTCAGAGGTTCCGGTGTGATGTCGTTGGTTTTCCAAAGCTGATGTTTGAACTTATCCATCGCCTGTCGCATGTCCGCAATATCTTTTAGCAGGTCGCTGACTTCATCACGGCAAACGGCATCATCTTTCGGACTGCGACTGTCGCCGTACACCTGAGAAATTTCTGTGATTTCAATCTGTGTAGGAGAGGTGTATAGCCGATAGACGGCAATAGCATCTTCAATGTCGCGTGCAACTATCAACTTACCATTGACGCGAAAAACTTTCTTTAAATTCCAACCGTTCATATCTATTTCTTAAAATGTAAATTGTTTAACTTCCACTCAAAACCCTTATCGCTATTTAAGATGTGATCAAAGGGTGTTTTTATCTTTTCAATGATAGCAATGTATATTAGACATGCCAGGACATTAAAGTTGTAGTGACTTTCCGTATGGTGCGGTGAATAATATGCGCGAAAACGTATTTGTTGCATATACTCTACAAAGTCGCTCTTATAGCATGCAACATCCATAACCACAGTGAAGAAAAATTCGTATTTGGGCTTATACTGATAGTCCCAATCCTTATAGATTTTCTCCAGTTCGTTAGCAGTCCTGTTGCCTATCTCCAGATACGGCTTTGGATAATCCCGTGTTGACTCTTTATTTGCCATAGCCTTTGGGGTAAATATGTGTAACGCCGTCGGAGTCGCGGACTATCTTTGAGCCTGATACATCTTCCAGATTGGTGTCATCGTTCGGGTGTTTCAGGTCGTAGGCCAGACTTAGGATGTATTTTGCCATGCTCTTCAGTTCGGCATAGTCCTCGAAGAGCAGTTTGATTTTGTTGGGCTTATCCATTTCAATAGCGGTAAATGTCATGGTGAAGGCATCGCCTTTTTCTTCTGCCACTTCGTACATAATCTCGTGCTTGCGATATACTTTTTCTTCTGTCATAGAGTTATGAATTAATCAAACCAAAGATAGTAATCAAAGTCTTTAGGCCATTTCTGCCTTTGTTCTTTTAACTGAAGATATTCGTCCTCAGTGATAATCGGTGTATGTTTTATTTGCTCGTACAGTTTTTTTTGCCGTGGCAATGATGATTCCATTTTAAAATGAAGTATTTGGTTAGCAATCTCATTTCTTCCACCAAAAGTCATAGTGGCAGTATGGCCACCGGCATAATTACCTTGCTCATCACCAACGGCATATATCTTTCCGTCGAAACATTCCACATAGTCGTAATACTCTCCACGATATCCATGCTCGATAGGGGAGGTAATGCGTGAGAAGTGTGCTTTTCTCCATTCCTCGAACTCTTTTCTCTCTTTTGCAGTCATTCTGCGATAGATAGCTTCAGCCAGATAGTCATTCAATGAATGTCCGACATATATGCCGTTGTAGTAGAAATCCTGCCTCTTCAGGAACTCTTGAAACTTTTCCTCATTACCGATATTATATCTTAAATCTGTTAGCTCATGGAGAGCCAGATCGAGGATGTCTTTGATAACTATTTTATTCATAGCCTAATGATTAATGTTGAGCTTCTATCTGCTTCTTTGCGTATTCAATACCGGCTTTGATACCAGTGGATAAGAGTCTCTTCACAAAGGTTTTGAACTCCTCTTGCTCCATAAGACAAACGGTGTGGAAGCCTTTATGTTGGTTCCCTCTCTTGATGCCCTTTGCCTCTATCATGTGCCACTCTCCGTTGGCCACATGCTCAATGTCCTCTTCCAGTTCCTTTGGTACGATGATTTCTTCTTTTGCCATGTTGTTTCACTTTATACTTAGTTTTACCTTTCAGGTGTTTGTAGTACCTGTAATCAGCAGGTATATCAAACTCCTTTGAACGAAAATAGTCTATTGCAATCATTATTCGTATAGTCTTGGGTCAACTTCTAATTTCTTCAGGAGAATTTTTGTAGTCTCTATCAGATCCTTATTATCGCCAAAGATACGCTCCCATGCAGGATTGGGTCTATAGCGTGGAATGCGCATTAGTTGTAATGGCTCCCATTCCGGAATGAAACGCAGTTGGCGAAGCATCGCTTTCAGGTGACGTGGACGGTCGATAATAAAGAGCTGTTCATGCTGAATACTATCCTTATAGACCACTGTGACGTGTAGAGCTATATCATGGCCATGGGTGACGTACCAGAGCATCTTCTTTATTTGCTTACGTCGCCATGCCTCCATGCTCTTGATACGTCGAGCCATCGGGCAGTTGGCATCTACCTTCACCGTACCTTCAGCCGTGATGCAAACGCGCTGCACCTTCGGCTGTGGTTCCTCCGGTGGAATGTGCGTAGTCAGTCTGCCTTCGCATTCGCCTACCTTTGCCCCTGTCTCTTTATTATATATAGTAATGTGGCTCATTACTCCTGTTCGTGTTCGCAGTTGATTTGACGGATGCGCTCTTCGCAGATATGGATGATCTTCTCGTAGTCGAGCAGACGGCTTTCACCCTGTTTGGTACGGAGCACGCGCTTTACGATGTCTGCATCCCAGGGGTTCAGGTTCCAGTCAATCCATATCGACCAGGGCTGAATGACATGCTGGCTGTAGTCGCTATTGCCACGATTGTAGGCTCGTACACTGGTATTCAGTATGCCGACACGCGCCAGTTTCTTATATTCCTCCCGACTGATAATCTTGTGTTCGGGATGACTATCGAGCAGTTCAGCAGCTATCTCCAGAGCAATCTTTATGTCCTGGTCGCTATACTCGCTCTTTCCTTCCTCTTTCAGAACAGAAGTTCTGATAATCTGTGCAGCTTCTTTATTGTTCATAAATTTATGATTTAATGATTTCATCAATGGGTTTGTCGCTCTTTACACCGACGATGATTTCAGCAATACATCGCCGTTTGCCTTCATCGTCTGTAATATGTTTGGTGGATATGATTTCGGTGTCGATGATATCCATTAACAAATTATACTTAGCGGTATGTTCGAGGTCTTTATATCTTCGTGACCGTTCATCGTTACTACACTCTATTACAAAGTCTCTCTCGTATTTGATAAAACCAGTAATTGTTTCCATTCTAACGGAGGCTGTGCGTATTTTTAATTCTCTGTTATCTCTGAATGGATCGTTGATGTCGGCCAACTGTTCAGTCAGTTTGGCATTCTGTTCTACCAGCACTTTGCCACCTTCCAGGAGAGAGTCGTTATCTTTCTGAAGGAGTTTACACTTGCGACGGAGGTAGAACATTTTGACGATGATTAACAGGTAGAGTGCATCGATGATAGCATGAAACCTGTCGCCCATCATCCAGAAGATAATGGCGAAGGCTAACAGTCCCCCAATAAAGAAGGTGTTGAGCGTATAGAATAATATGTTTCCGAGTTTCTTCATAACGTCTCAAATTCTTTTTTCAGTTCGGTTGCTTCGTAGCGGAGTCGTACCTGAGCCTTTTGCAGGGCCTCACGCAGTTCTGGGTAGAGATACTTGGCTTCGACACTGGCACCGCCAAAGTCTTTACCATGGTATTCACTACGAACGACTACCTTATAGTCTTTGTTTTGCTCCTCGTGCTGAAGCAGATCGCCAATACATTCTATGGCATGATTAATTTCCTCAATCGTACCAGCCAGTCTATTGGCTTTTTCTAATGTTTCTAAGTTCATAATCTTATTTCATTAACCAATTTACATACCATTTATCGAAGAGGATGCGCCCGAAGATAATAGCAGCTATGAAGCCGATAATCAGCAGCACTTTCAGAATGTCCCATAGTCCGTTATAGAACCGCTCTACCCAGCGGGGTACTCCATCGTCGTTATACTCCATAGCGTTACGGTTGACGGGTGCCGTCGTAGTTATATTCTGAATCTTTACCCTCTACTTCGTCCCAATGATTTTTGCAGAGTTCGAAGATCTTATCATCGAGAAAGTTGCTGCTGATAAATATATCCTCAAAAGATGCCAGCAGGTCGCTTGCACATTCCACCATGCTAAAGTCCAGTCGTTTGTCTTTTAGCGATTCAGTGGTAAGATATGCCGATACCTCTACACCATAGTAGCGGAAACTTAGTTCGTAGGTTATTGGGCGCTTCTGATCCTCTTCGTCGTAGTCCCAATTATTCAGCTCTACATGGGTGCAATAAAGGTTCTCTTTCAGTTCTACGGTATCTGGGCCATAGATTTCTTTGATGTCGTAGGGCTTACCGCAGAAGGGACAGTATTTTGGCCAGAGGGACACCTCTTCCCACTTCTGCTGATATTCACCTGGCTTACCCTTATACTTGGGTTTGTGGTAAATGCCGTTTACAATCACACGTCCGGACAGTACCTCACTATTTACGGTGGCTGTCTCGTTAAATTTCTCCTTCAAAAGTTTATTGAAGTTACTAATGCAATCACATGCCATAATTTTACTTCTTTATAAATTGTTTGTCAGTATAATATAGGTAATCTTACAAAGTGCTCGTTTTCGGGTGTATTAAATTCCTTATCCCATTTGCGACCTATCACCTGCCATGTTTGTGGAAGGGTAACATCTTTGCTGATGGTTTTCCATGTACTCCACTGGTCATCGAAAATGTATAGGCGATTAGACATTCCTGGCTGTGCAGTCATTTCCAACCATTTCGGCTGCTGAAGCAGATAGTCGAGTCTATCCCAATCGCCATAATCTTTAGGGGCAACATTGATTCCGCTGACAGACTGCATCAGCTCGTGCCAATGAGAATATGCACCTTCTATCCAGAGCATCTTTCCGCTGGTATAGATATAGATCCTTTGGATGTTCTTATAGTGGATGCGAAGTCTGTCAACAATGGATATCAATTCTTCTCTCAGGAGGTAGAACGGATCGCCACCAGTGAGGCATACCGTATGGGCCTGATTTAAGTTCTCTACTGTGATGACGGGGAGTTTGTCGATGTCATAGAGTCTATTGCAACACAGCGGGCATTTGTGACCGCATTTGTGAGTGATGTAAAGATGATATATTTGCTCCATAACGTTATGAATTAATGATTTCCTGATAATGTTCCTTTGATAGTCCGTGCCACCAGCCTTCGGTGTCCTGGCAGAGCATCTGACCACTTTTCACGAAAGTTCCTCCGATGGGCCTGCGTTTGCCGTTGGGGTATAGCTGCTTTTCGCGTAGTTCGTAGAGCACTTCGCCGTTTTTGAGTTTATGACACGCTTCCACAACATCCAGATTGAATATCGTCTGGCTTATCGTGTCGGGTATCTCGATCGCCTGAATGAAATGTATCTTTGCCATTACTTCTTTATTAGTTCGTGGGCATCGTAGCCGCACCAGGTGCAGATGCCTTTGGCGACGTTCGGTGCATAGTTTTCTTTGCCGCACTTGGGACAGCGGAT